AATTAATGTAGCCATTTGTGGTATCAATATTACCTGTCCATGCTGTAGATTGTTGACTAGTATCAGGAAATCTGATTTTTCCTTGAACGCTGAATCTACCATCATCTCCAAATGTCCAAGATTTGTTGTTATTGGTAATTCTTATATTACCAGATTTACTACTAACAAATGAGTTGTAGGTAGCCGCACCAACATTGGCAGAAACTCTAAGGGCAGTATAAAAAGACATAGAGATTGGGGTGCCTTGTCCTGGTACAGGCGTACCAGCTACTTGATTGTTCCAAAAAGTGTTTACAACAGTTTCTGCTGAATAACTGGCTAGGTTAGCCCAAGGTCTTAACTCTGCTTGTCCTGGGTTATCAGTTGCTTTGATAGATTCCCATCCTGATTCTGCTGAGAGATATGTAGTATATAGATCACCATCGCCGGTACTTACTGGCAGACCTGAATTTTGAAAAGTACCGTCACTGAATGTTATACCAGGCCAACTTATTGGTGCAGGGCTGGCATTCATGTCTGTTTGTGGTAATGTTAAATTACCGCTCCGGTCAAGTTTCCAAGTCTTTAAAGCGCCCGGAGCTGCCCCGTCACCATTGGCAAATATATAAGTATCCCCCATCGATGTCAGAGCCAGGTTACCCGATACAGCTATAATCTCCGCTTCTGCTATGGATATTTGACCAGCAGGCCCAACTGGAAACGTAACAAAAGGCTGTGAACCCATACCATTAATTACTAGTTGTGCAGTGTTGCTTTGTAATCTATCTGAGAATTTTGTTGACTGTATGGTTCCGTCAGGGTATACAATACTACCAGGCAAATGTAAATTGCCGGTGTGGGTGAATGACCAAACTTGATTATTAGATGTTATATAGGCTTGTGGATTTGAGCCAGACCCAATCTTAAAGTTAGTGATCTCTCCTCCTAGGAAAAGATCACTTCCGCTATTGTCCTGAGTACCGCCTGCTCTGATATGTATATGTCCAACCGCAGTTGGGTCAATAATCAAGTACTGATCTAAGCCATTTAATCTGCTGTCTGGTCGTATCTCAATAGTGCCATATCCATTTCCATCACCAGAGCTATTCTGCTTGAACATAATAGAACTATTTGTAGCAAATAGTCCCACATTTGAGTCTAAACCAAACTCTTGTCTTAACGAAATTGTATTAAACTTGCTAGACAAAGCTCCGTCATTGTTTATACGCCATACTTGTGATGAGCCGGGATTATTATAATCATATGCACCAATCTCTATGTTACCATCTGTTCTTGTTTTGACATATTGATTATGATTACCCAATACTACTTCATTAACAAGTAGATTACCGGTACTTAGCATTAACTTATTAGAGTCTGGGTATAATACTAGCCCAAAAGGCGAAGGTCCTGGGAAAAATTTCAAACTTTCTACTGGTCCTAGTGAATTTGTACCTAATCCTTCAGTAAGAGAACTACCGTTTGAAAAATTTAAACTGTTATCAGTCCCAAATGTATAATCGCTAGTTCCAATTGCAAGTCTCAATGCTACGTTAGAACTAATCATTGGATCGAGGCTTGGCGGTTGTGAGAAAGCCAAATTAGCCACGTATCCTGAAGGAGAAACACTTTCACTTATGTCGAGTATAACTATGTCAAAGTCAAAATAAGGTATTCCATGATGTTCTTCTGTAAACCTAAAGGCATCTCCTGCTATATAACCTATATTTGAAAATTGTACGGCTTCGTCTACTGTTGTTTGAATAGAGCCGTCTGGTAAATCATTGAAGTGAATTGTATAGAGCCATCCAATTCCGTTACCAAATGTTGGATTTGATACTGTAGGATTAAATGTAACATCGCATAAATTGGCTACAAATGTCTTAGGAAATACACTAGGTAAACCTAATGGTCCAGGGAAAGCAGTGGCTCCATTTTTTGCGAATTCCCAATCATGACTTCTTGCATTATCTACATCGGTAGTTCTAAGTTTTATACTGCCGTCGGCGTCGCTAATTCTTACTTGATTGTCGGACCCACCTAAGACAAAATCCGATGTACTGCCCGACAAAAATGGGCTAGGATGTAAATGAATATTGCCTGTACCTATTGGCTCTAACATCAAAAATTGATCGGAGCCCAATTCATATATGGTAGCATCAGGTACAAACTTTATAGTATCAGCGTTTAAGTCATCATTTGCATCACCGCCATATCCATAAACTACACCTTGGCCAGCATATTTCTTTGCGGCTGCAGATCCATTACTAAAGAAAATTGTACCGGTGGAGTCAAAATACATACTGGTTGGATGTATTTCCTCTGCACTACCAACTTCACCTTCTATTTCATTAGTTGTAAACTTTAAAATTTTGGCCATTTAAGATGCTCCATTAACTCAAAAAATCATCGCCATAAAATAATTTTGCTACCCAATGTATTGATAACGGCACCGATAGACCATTAGCTTGGTAATAAAATACTTTAGTTTCTTTTCCATCAAATCTGCCCCATAAAATTGTAGACCCTAAAGATGTAGATCCACTGCTGGTTTCGGTATGTGTGACATGGTTTTTACCATTATCGTTAGCAATATGCATTGTGCCAATTACAGTACCCCTATCTTCAACGTATGCGTGATAGTCAATCACAGCACCTCTAAAGTTGGTAGTGCCTGTATTACTCTTGGCAACGTCAAACCACGCAACTGGCATACCTAGGGCACCGGTACTGTAATTAAATACCACAGGTGCGGAATTGGCATATCCGGTAATATCCTCATTTAATGAGATAACAAAAGCGTTGCCACTATCACTCAAACTAGATACATTGGCATAGATACCATTGATGTAAACATTACTATTAACAATAAACTCTAAATCAAACGCCTCAACTACTTCTCCAAAACTAGCATGAACATTTTTATTAATTTCAATAACATTTATACTGTCAGTGCCATAATTATATTCTGCCATTTGATCAGCTGCACGTCTAGTTGTTAGATTAACAGAAAATTCAGTATCGGCAGCTTTATTAGTTACTCTAGCACCAGAATGATATTCTAAGGTAGACCAGACATTACCTGTATGTGGAGCAGTCCAAGTCTTGGCCAAAGATGCTAAATTAGCACGTATGTCATTTGTTTCAGCTTCGACAATTTGTCCAAAATAACTTATGGCATTGGTTACATCAGCATGAATTGCAGTTAGGTTGGCAGCTATGTTGGGTGTTAATAAAGCATATATATTAGCCACTGTAGACTGGTTTACTGCTGTAGTCTGTGTTGAACCATCAGGGAATCTTATATTACCTATATATGGTAATGTTTGCCCGCCTGAGACTAATGTTAACCCGTTATTGGTAATTGTTAATGCCGTGTTGCCAAAATAAGCAGTGGCATTAGACAAATACAGATCACGCCATGCACGGGTAGGACTGCCTAAATCTTTGGCAATGTGGCTTTTTGGTAAAAAATGCCCATCTAGTACCAAGTCGCCCGAGCTAGTTAAATTTGCATAAAAACCCGAGTTAACAAGTTGTGTTTCTGCATTTCTATCAAGTAAAGCATTTACATTTGCTAAAACCTCTGTAATACTATCTATGGCAGCTGGATCAAAATTGCTTTTCAAACTGTCAATTTGTGCTTGTAAATTACTGATATTGACATTTGTTGCCACTAGAGTACCGCCAGGGGTAACACCGTCTTGAACACGCAAGAGCTTCATGGTAGTGTCTATAACTACTTCGCCCAATGGTCCGGTATAAGCCAATGCCTGGGGAGTGCTTAGGCGTCTAAGCAATATCTGTCTTGCGTTTAAATTTAGTGATTGTGATTCAAGAGTCATGGTGTTGTTCCGCCATCAATAGTTAAGAAGTCATCCGTTTCACCCTCTTGCGGTGGCATATCAGAATAGTACGCTGGTTTTACAATAAGATCTAAAGGAACGCCAAAGTTATCATCGATAAACATCGGTTGTTCTTGGTTGGACTCTTCGTTAATAGCTCTAAATGTTAGCTTATAGGTTCTTTGCCTAAGACTATCAACGATAGCTTTGGAAATAACAAAAACACCATAACCTTTAGTTCTATTAGAAAAATTTACCCCAAAACTATACTCGGTAAATTGATTATCAGGGTTTTGAATATCAACTTGCACCAAACGCCCGGTCATATCCACCGCTTTTTGATCCTGGTTACGTATACGCACCTGTATTGGATTATCGATACCTTGGTAAATTGTCACTGGCGTAGCATACACTGTCCTATTCCTTGTAGTAAAAATTGTTGGGTCCCAAAATTCGGCCACTACAACAACTGGATATAAATATGTTTGGATTGTAATCATTATTTTACTATTTACCGAAACGTGGAAGAAATTAAACAGCTCATTAAGCAATACCCTTTTATTACTTTGTTAAAGTATGGTGGTGACGAATACATCGGAATTATTCAAAATTCTGATGAACAGATCACAACAATCTATGATTTTGGTAGCCTACGTACCAAAGATCAAAAGATAAAATTCCTCAGCCTAGGCGAACAATGGTGGTGGGAATCAAATAGAATGATACCAATCAATGTTTTTCTAAAAACAGATTGGTCAGAATTTAAGTTTAGTATTAAAACTATGAATAGTAAAGATGTTACTATTATTGTAGGGCCAAATATTAGCTTAAAAGAAATTGCTGCAAAACGCAGTAAACGTAGGTCAATAACGCTGGTTAGAAGACCTACTTAGCAGATTCATATTAATTACTACTAGATGTGCATAACTTATAGCGTGTGCACGTTTAAAATAATACCCGTCATTTGTAGCAGTCCATATAGTTTTAGCTATAGTAGCCCAAGGCTTACCTATCAAGTCACGCTTGCCGGGCCTTATGATGGCCAAAAACATTGCCAAGTCTGAGATCGTAGATATAGGTTCTGGCATTTTTAAAATTGTATTGTAATGATTACCTATGTGTATGAGTTGTTGACAAAATTCTTTCTCAAGCAATTTATGCCATTCTGGTGCTTGACTCATGAGCTCGATTAACTCTGCTTCGGACTGAATTTGATTGTATATGTTTACATTCAGCAGATCTAGCTTGATATATCCACGATCTTCGGCAACATGATAATCAATAGTGGACCTATTTGTAAGAGGATCGTACGGTATTTCTGTTACATAAACGCCAGTATTATGAGGTGTAGTTGAATCTATACTGGCTGTTCTATGTTTAATTAGACTTAGTATTTTGGTTCTGTCTCCAAAATCTATGTCAATATCACTCTTGAATTTCATAAACCTGCCAACTTCAACACTCTGTTGACAAAAGTAACATCGTCGGGCAAATCACGGAAACGTGAACTCCAGAAGGCAGGATCAATTATGTCATTAATAGCTATTACTTGATCTTCATTTAACCTAGCAAGAAAATCCTGCCCAGATTCACAGTTATACACACTCCAAGGACTTACTCGACCCGAAGAGATATGATAGCATATTCGATTTTCATTCGCTAGTCTAAAGTAATCAGCCACCCCATTACGCATGTCGGGATGTTCATTAACATAATCTGCCATAGTTTGTACAGATCTTTCTAGTGCATCTTGTATGTTTTCACGTTTAATATAGTCTATAAGCCATTCACTATAGTTTTTATCTGATGTCCATTTGTCTAGTTTGCGGTTGTTTTTTAAAAGCCATCGGGTGTAATTGGCAAAGTTAGGACAATGAAGGCTGTGACTATACCTACCAAAACGCACAAAAGCAGTGTAATAACTGCTGTCAACAAAATTCTCATAGGTCTTTGATTTCCCTGTTTGAGTAGTTTCGTAAAATATCAAGTAAGCGTTGAAACCCCATTGAACTCCAATTTCTCGTTGTTGCTGAAACCGGCGTTTACGTTCGCAAGCATGACTCGCCAAAGTAGATTCTTTAACAAAGTCCTTACCACAATATTGACATTGATATGTCATAGTTCATCTCTGATCTTCTTTTCATCCCAGCCCATTTGTCTAGCATATGTCTTAATATCTTCTGCATCATTTAGTGATAGCATTAGCTCTAACTCGTTATCACTAAAATGAGGATAAAGATCTTCTAAAAAACCCAACATGCGAGTATTGACTTCATTCTTCTTGTACTTTAAGAAATAATGTCTATGAACTCCCATGTTCGGGCTTACAGTAGTACATAGTAACCACTGTAACTCGGGATACTTTTTTAAAGTAAAATAATGAGGGTTCATGCGTTCGTTAGCTGCCAACAGATAATATTCCTGTAGTTCTGGAATACCTTCGACGTTGGCTGAGTACCTCATAGTTAGATACGGACTTATTGAACGACGATCTTCTTCGGCTAACTTGTTTAAAAAGTTACGATCTTTGGTGTCCATTGCTCGTAACTGCCTGGCAAGACTGGTTGGCGAATCATTTTTTGCCATTACCATGCCTTACCAAAATCTACTACTTCACTTAGTCTGCTGATGTCTTTTACAAAAAACACACACAAAGGATTATCTTCATCTTCAGTGACTGGAACTGCTAGTAGTTGACCTGCACGTAATTTAGGAAAATACCATTTTACATCTTGATAGATATCTACAATTTCCACGGGATGAAATTCTGGTCTGTAACTTTTAACTGGGTTAAAACAAAATGCCGAAAATCCGCGATCATTTATACTTGTAAGTGGTACTACTTCTAAATCACCGATATCGGTTTCCCCAATGAGAAGTTGCCAATCCACTGGCATTTTCACTGTGTGCTCCCCTATTTTTAATACCAGTGCCGGTGAATTAAAACTTTCTAAAAAGATTAAAGGTATAAAAAAATAATCAGGAGATCTTGGATCTGAATTGTCTAGTACACAAAAACGCAAGTCCTCGACTTCGTCAGGAATATCATTTAAGTTATATGCACGGTTGGTTTCTAAGTTTAGTATTCTGCTCATGTTGTTATTATACGTAATCTACCCGCTCAAGGTCAAACGGATAATTAGCCTCTTTATAAAAATTCTTTCTCTGCGTAAGATGCCGCTTGGCAAATTTACATGATGATGTTATATCCCAGATTTGTACGAAGTCTTTGTCTGATGCTTTTCTAATGCCACGCCCAATACTTTGTATGACACGTACAAAACTCTTACCAGGCTCAATAAGAACAAGATTAAAAATCCTAGGAATATTGATGCCAACTGCTGCCACACCATAGGTGGCGACAATGACTTTATCTGATGCCGTTGCCACTTCGTCATATTCTTCCTGCCTATCGGTGCCCTTGGTTGCACCTGATACAAATACTGCATCTCGTATGCGTTCTACCAAAGCACGACCTGCTGCTACACGATCAATTAAGATCAAAGTATTTCCAGACTTTCGTACACGTTCAATCATGCTGGCAATATAGTCTAACCTATCTGTGTTTTCCAGTAAGTACTTTAATTCATTCTGATAATTTTTAAATTCTTTGTGATCCATGAGTTGTACAATATTGACATGACATTCGGCCAGTACACCCTGATCTTGCAGCTCGCTAGCACTTAGCTGCCCTATGACCGGGCCTAGAGTACAAACAAGTGCCAATCGATTGTACTCCTCTTTAGGCACAGTTCCAGTTAACCCCCAACGTATTGGCACATGACTCATCACACCTGTCAACAATGTTTTAAGAGCATCGGCCTTGGCCATGTGTACTTCATCAACTATCACACACACAACACCTTCTAAGAATTCGCCAATAGTGGTATCAGTATCACCAGATTTTGTATTTTTTAGTAGGATGTTTAAACTTTGCCAAGTGCAAATAGTATGTTGGTGACCAAGTTCTTTTCTATCACCGAAATATACACCAACATCGAGGTTGATATTCTTGTAGTCAGCTTCGGTTTGTGTAACTAGACTTTTATTTGGAACTATGACTATGCTACGCCCATGACGCTCTACGCTGGCACTAAGGCTAGCAGTCATTATGGTTTTACCAGCACCAGTTGCTACTTCTTGTATACATTGCGGATTGGATAGAAACTTGTTAACTATTTCAATTTGATAATCACGCAACAAAATAGGACTACCTTGGTTTGGATGTCCAGCGGGCCAACTTTTGTTTGCAAAAGTTGTTTCGGAGACCTGATCAAAACTAAAGTTAAGGCCGTATTGTCTAGTATCATCAATGATAATATCATATCCATGTTCTTCTAACACAGGTATGATCTCAGGTAATAAATTTATATATGTGCTGCCTGCTAAAGAAAAATAACTTACCTTGCCGTCCCACCTGCCTAATCTCACAGCAGGCAAATATCTCGCACCAGGAATTTCGTATTTGAATTTGTTAGTCAATGTGCGACGTAGGTTAACGTCTAACCCATGCAGTCGCACATTGACTTCATCACGTATTTCTAATCTACATTCCATGGTTGTTGTCCGGACTTACCTGCGTAAGGTAAATTATTTTATTGGCAAAATTAGCGATTTGCTGTCTCCTGTGTCCTATAACAAAAGTGTGCATGGTTATGAATAACGGCATACTGGCTTTGATATCACGCCAATTAGTAACATAAATTACTTTTGCTTTATCTAACGATTCCTGACTTGCTAAATGATGTCCGGTACTAATTATTTCGCTAGCACTAAATTTTCTATATACTTCATTGTACAACTTCTTTGACCCTGTTTCAAAAACATAGATAGGATACCTAGCTGTTAACTCTGCATAGTTGCATATGGTATCAAATTCTGTAATTTGATCTTGAAACGTTAAACTTAATGATTTGGATAGCATTAATTCTACCAACCCATGACCAAATTGCTCTTTGGCTTCATCTAGTATTTGGCCGTCAACCTCATAAGCCAAGATAGAACTATAATCTAATAACTTAGTTAAGTTGTCGTAGCCAATGTTTTCTGTCACATAAGAATCTAGACTCGACTCGGCATTGATAATTTTATACTGCTGATTTTCTTTAACTAATTTTATAGAAAAATCCGCTGTAGCTAAGACATCTTGTAAAATTCTTTCAAACTCATTACCAAACTCAAAACCATTTGAAGTGCCAAATTCTCTAGCCCATACAATTCTAGGTTCAATAAGAGCAGCTTCCCAACAATGTGTTTCGGCGTTCCATGAACATCGACCAGGAACCGCAGTGGCATCCATTCTAATTTTACTGATCAGATCTTGGTCATAAGGAAACTTAATAGCTATACGATTATTCTCTATATCAATATATTTACGTCTATCAATAGCCCTAATGGGTAGTTTGAACCTTGGCAAAGATATTTGTTCCTCTACACTATATCCAACCTTTTCCCATTGTTTTTTGTACTTGGTTACAATTTTGTATGCCAACTGACTTTGTCTATCTGTGAATCCTTGCCCACGCTGTATTTGGGAGGTCATGCTGTCTACAATAGGTTTATCATATCTAGCAAGACTGATAATGGGATCTTTAGGAGGCCATGTCAAGGCATCGTCGCCCATTAAAATAATATAATCTTCTATGTAGGGAAGTTTTTTCATACTTGCATAATATACTAATTATCTTGAAAAGTCAAAAAAAAGTGCCCCCAAGGGCACCTAAGGCTGCGAGGCCGGAGCGAAATGATTAAACAGCTGAGGTAAGTTCTCGGTTGGTACGATTAATCTGTTCACGCAGAATATGCTCTACCATTTGGTTAAAGGTGATGTCACGATCATGTGCCATACGAGCAATACTAGCAAAATCCTCATCGGAGATATCAATGGGCATGGTAACTCGCTCATCATAGTCTCTGCCATCACGAATAGCTTCAGCTTTGGCAATGAAGTCATCTAAGACATCAAGTTCAACAAAGTCAACAT